TGAATTTTTCAGTATAGTACTCTACTGCGGATATTGTAAAAATATTAGGCCCTTCTTCCCCGATGCTTAATATTTTATACATTTTTTCGGAGCCCACAACGTTCAAACCCCCAGAAGTTTCTTTCAAAGCCCAAATATTGTGCTTAGAAGGAGTAATATCAAAAGTAGCAGAGTTAGCAAGAGTTACGGTACTTACGGTACTACCTGGGTTTGTAATCTCATGAGATTCTACATAAGAATAAGGCTTCCATATTGTAGGTAATAGGTCAGAGCCTGCGCTATCGACAAACGCGTTTGAAGCTCTTTCTTCCGTATCTAGAGTAACTAACACGTAAGAAGAACCGTTATAAACATACCCTTGATCTACTTTTTCACCCTTTGCGTAAGTAACTGAATTAATAGTTACGCTTTCATCAGAAGCATTTAAAGCTGCCGGAGCAGTTACAAGAGTACTTAATTCGTAGGTAGAGCCGGAATTAAATGAGACATTTCTATCAAAAGTAAGAGTAGTGGAAGTAGCCGAACTTGCTCTACCACTATAAACCACTCCAAATCTATCTGCATCTTGAACATTAATAACATCTCCTGGCTTAACGTAGTGTGCAGCTAAGGATGTTTTGAAAGATATAACTTCTGTCTGATTTTGAGAGGTCCATAGCTTCCACCGTCCGTAACGAATAGCTTGACTTTCAGAAGTAGCCCCAAAAGCAATAACATTTTGACTTATTATTCTGCCAGTACGTACAATACTTTCTCGGTCTTCAACAATAACAGGAACAGGTTCATAATTAACTGTAGGGTCGTTCCAAGTGACTATAGCTTGATTTATTCGTGTTCTAGAACCTGAGGACTCGTAAGAGAAAGCGCCGTCTATTACGTTTCCTTTTGTAAAATTGTAAACAGGATCTTGAGGAGCATCTTGCACAGCACTGATTTTACTATCCTGCCAGTAAAGTATACCTAAAAATATTGTTGCAAAGTCTTTTAATACTTTATAAACATCCGCAGCTTTTGTAAGAAACACATTAGCACGAAAACGAGGCTCAACTCCACATACAACTCCAGTGCCTGATATAGTTGTACTTGTAGCTTGAAAAATAGTGTCAACATTGTTATTTGCAGAACCTATAGAGGTCCATGTTGTACTTCCTGCGGTTTTAATTTTGTAAAAATTACCAACTTTTAAGGGCTTTGTAGAGTCATACTCACTACCATCATCCACGAGTTCATCACAGTAGCGAGCAATTCGATAAAGTGCAAATTTGTCAATATCGTTTTCAGTAATCCATTTACCTGCACCATATCTATTGTTACTTATAATATCATAAAATACCCAGGCAGGGTTGTCTGTATAAACTGGTGCACCATGAAAACTTCCGCCCCAAAACCCCTCGTACTTTGCAATTCCTGTGTTAGAGTACTCACGAGGAGTATAGGTATTTGGAATTTTTACAAGCTTTCCTTGAAGTAAATAACTTCTTTTAGGAATACCTGAAAATTGTCTAGAAGAAAAACTTACGGACGCAATAGAGCTGTACGGGTATATAAAGTTATCTTTAATTACGGCACGTAAACTCTCAACCGAAGCTTGCGCAGAAAGTTGCCATTTTTTCTTGTTTGTGTCATCTTCATTTGTGCCTGTTTGACGAACAGGTAATCCTATGTGACGACTAACTCTTAATATACGAACTTGAAAATCATCAAAAGGCCCAACAATATTTCTATACCCATCAATATTTACGGAATGATCGAATGATATAGGCGCGTTAGTATTTGCAAAATGTCTAACGTAGTCTCCTCTGCTGGGGAAAAGAGCTTTCCAGGGCGTATATGCATTGTCTTGTTTAAAACGAATTTGCATCACATAAAATGCGTACGCTGTTTCTTTATCGCCTTTTTCTAAGTTAATTGTTTGAAAAGCAGGATATTTAATAGTAAATCCAATTTCATCTGCTTGAGCAATTTTAACTGCCGTACCAAGCCCAAAAGAACTACTAGGCAGAACAGTAGCACCATCGGCCATTACAGAATAGTCAGGACTACCAGGATAAGTCTTACTTCCATCACTATTAGGCAGCCCTTCTTTATCAAAGATTCCTATTCCCTCTGAAGTTGATACTGATTGGCTAATTATTTTTAATTCGGGTAAAGTTACAAAACTTGTATTTCCTGAAACCGCAACAAACCCTCCTACTCCTCCTACTGAAGAAGTTATAGGCTGTTGTAGATCTCCTCTACGAAAATCAATATTAAGATTATCAATTTTTTTAACTATACTTGAGGAGCTGGCAGGAGCCTCTCCGTTATCGTCTATTTGAAGCTGGGTTCCTACAGAAAATTCATAACTTCCAGATGTAGGAGTAGCTGCTAAAGTAATTTGTCTGTTGTTGGTATTTATAGCTGTTATAGGTATATAGTAATAAACAGATATAGTATACGATCCAGAAGTGGGAAACTCTCGACTACTTGCGTTTGTAAGAAGTCTGACTGTGTTTGAGTCTGTAACTCTAAGCACACCATTTTCCGGCTCAGCGTTTGGATGGGATACAGATACTTTGACTTCAGCATTTCCTGATAGTGCAGACCCCGTTTCCCAAGAACTATCAAAGGGAGTACCTGACACTGCATCTAAAGTTATAGTTCGTGTAGTATTGTCACTATTTGTAACATCACTCACTAAAGTCGCTGTTGTTTGCTTATATAGTAGTTTAATACTTCTGGGGCTGCTTTCGTCATATTCCAAAGAGCTTATATCGACATTAGAAGCCACTGTACCCGTAGCGCTACCAGAAAATGTTATACTACCATTTACAAAAGATTCGGGGGTAAAATTTGAAAATTTTGAGTCTTCTACGGCTACATCATCTAAATATAAACTACCTGCACCATCTACCAGGCCCTTAATAGGTCCTTCGCAAATTAAGTCAGTTACGTTTATGTTTTGCGCCGTAGCTCCGTTAGTTACTAAATACTGTGCAGTACTCTCTTGTCTTCCTGTTTCATTACTCATATCAAGGTTCCTTTAGCGCATCTGCTCGTTTTCAGTTTCTTCGGCTGGGGGTCCACCTCCGCCTGGAGGAATAACAATTTTAGGGTTAGTAGCATCTGCGGTAGAATCCGCATATACTAGCCCTGAGTCAATGTAGTTTAATCTTTCATTCCGTACCTGTAAGCTTATAGGGCGCCCTGGAACTCTTAACTTTCCGTACAGTACAGGAACAGGGTCTCCCTCTATAATAGTTTGTCCTGTTCCTTGAAACAAGTAACTTTCGTCTTGATTATTATCCACACTTGGGTCTGGTGCCATTATTTGCTGAGTACCTGTAAGTGCTAGATTTACTCCAATACTCGCTGCCACAAGTCCAGTAGTAGTTAAAGTTGCAGTAGTACCAAAAGTGGCGCCGCCTGCTCCTGTTCCTACTCCAGTAAGTACTTTACTAGTGGTATAAAGAGCTTGCCCAGGGTTTATTATAAATAAAGCGGCAATTGCAAGGGCAGCCAGTATTTTACCACCACCGGTTTTTGAGCCCATTGGAAGAGGCGTGATTATCATATCTCCTTCCTGGTATTCAAGTAAAAGTTCCGCTTCACTGTTTAAAGGGGCATCAGCAACTTCGCATACAAAACCTATATTATTTTCTTCACACTCTATTAAGTACTTTCGTATTTCTGGATAGTTACATTCTAAGCATCGAAGTACTCCAGAAAAAGAAGTTACTGTCATTGTAACCTCTTTTACAAACTTAGCGCCTAATTCTCCTTCTAAATAAATTTTACGTTCCATGCCGGTATATTCCTATAATATGCTTCGCCCAAAAAGGGTATAATGATTCTCTACAAGAGAGTCTATTTTCTGCATGATGAAAAAATATATCATTTTGTAAATAAACTCCGCAGTGGTTCCCCACAGAGCTCTCTACTGCAAAAACTAATAAATCATTTCTCTGAGGGGAAGTTACTTTTGTAAAGCCCCACTCTTTTACTACTTCCTCTGTGAAGTAATCCAACCCCTTTAACCACCAATCATCTTCAAATGCTGCCCTTTGTGGAATAGTTATTCCTTCCTTAAACAACCAGTCTCTCATTGCTTCGAAACAATCCTGAACTCCAAACTTATAGTCTCTTCCCACAAGGGGGTTAAAGTTCTGCTTGGGCTCCACTATATTCAACTCCATGTCTGGATAACTAAAAATATAGTAAGGTATTCCCAAAGCATTGCAGTAATTTAAGTCATTTTCACTAGGACTATTATTATTGTCTAAGTGATTGTGAACTATAGCTAAAATATCTGCTTTTTTCTTTACAGCAAACCAATCTTTTGAAGAAAGTATAAAATCATTTTCTGTTTGTGATACATTTTCACAGGGAAACCACTGTTTTTTACCTTTTACAATTCCTATTATTCCGCAACCTTCTCGAGGGTACTCCCTATCAAAGTGACTTTTTATATCATGTATCACTTAAATTGCTTGGTTCCAGGGAACCCTCCAAAAGGCAAAACAAACACACTGTTTAAACTAGCATCGCTGTTATTTCCTTGAAAACGAATTTTACAAGAATTTAGAGTTTTTCCGCAAACATCTAAGCGCTGCCAGTAAGCCTTTGAGTTTTTGGGATTATATTGTCCATTAGAGGATTCTGCAGGCACTGCCCGTAGAGTTTCCCATATTTCAGTATGTCCATGAGTAATAGTTTTTGTTTTGTATCCTAGCGCTCTTGCGCTATTTGCAGTTGACGCGTTATAAGTAGGAATAGAAGAAATATTTTTTGTTATGACATTATCATCTTTATCAAAAAATCTTCCATTACTATTTATAGCCCAAGTACACCCTCCATCTCTAGAAGATACTCCTGCACTATTAGGTAGAAAGTGCCCTTGGTATTTCCAAGGGCAGTACTTACCGATTACAGCTCTATTAGGGAGCATTACTCCTTCTATATCCATTGGGCTTGCAAGCTCAAATTGAACCACGATATTATTTTCTGCAGAGACCCTATCAATGATATAAGTCTGGGAGGGAAACTCTATAGGGGCAGCCGTAGGGTTAGAGTCTGACTCAGTATATGTTTTTGATAATAAAGTTCTTCGTATAACAACTTTTGAGTTTAATAAATCTTCATTGTTTGTAATTCCTTCTGAAGTTAATATATCTAATATATCTTCTTCATCATCAACCCCGTCTGAATTATTAGAAATACTTCTTGAAAGAATGGGTATGTTAGCTACAGATAGAGTGGGCCTACTTGACGCCCCTGCACTAGAAACTTCTATGCCCTCTACTTGTATAGGTATTGCTATATACTCTTTTAAATTGTAAGTTGAGCCGCTTATTTCTTTGTCGGGGAAGTAAATATTATTTGCTCCATCGTCTAGTCCATCGAAAAAATAAGTAACTGTTCCGCTAGGCAAAGTAACGTCAAATAAAGTTACTAAAGCGTCATCTATTTCTTGTAGTTGTACTGTATCAATTATATCACTCATGGCTCATAAACTCTTCGTAGTGTGCAAGTAAGAGAATGAAAGTTTTCTCGGAGGTAGTTTACATTGTAAGTATCACAAACGACTTTCATTGTTGTATTTGAAAGACTTCCTCCTGTAAAAGTATCTGTTACTGTAAAATTAAACGTTTTTGCAGCTTTATCGTCAAAAAAAGCAGCAATTAAATTTATATCTTCAGCAGTACGATTATTAAAAGATAAATTAAAAGAGTCATCTTTTGTGTTTATACCATCAAGAACTCTTTGCTCGTACCCGTCTCCAAACTTTGCGGTAAGAACGCGATGCTTTGACGAACGAGACATCCCTCTATCTGCCGTAGCTTCAAAAGAAGACTGTCCACTAGTGTTTTTTAAGGTATTTACATCTGAAGCAGATATTGTAAAACTAAAAGTACTCATTATGATGCTCCCATCGGATTAAGTATTCCACCTGCTCGTTTTTGATTTTGAAGTTCTTTTTGTACTGCAGCAGCAACTGCAGCGCCTAAGTTAGCTCCTTGAGCTCCGTCCGATTGTGTATTTTGTTGTGCACTTCCCTGTCCGTCCATAGAAACATTTACAGTTACATTATTATTTTGCGCGGCTCCCTTCATGTCAACAGGAATCGATTTTCCGTTTGGAAGGGGCACTACTGCTTCTGTGCCATGAAGAATAGCAGGATAGCCCGAGCCAGGTCCTTTTGCGACCCCGCCTGTTGCGTACCCAGAGACCTTTCCTCCGTTTGAAAAGATTCCTCCAGTTTTACCTTCGCTAATTCCTAAAAAGTTTCCAAAGCTGGTTCCACCAAGAGCTGCGGTTAATAGCTTAGCTGTAAGTAGTTCTGCAATAACTTTAGCAACACTTTGAAGCATACTAGTTGCCATACTTGCGAACGCTTCTTTTGCAGTCATAGTACCTTGTATAAGACCGTCAAATGCGCTTTGCATACTTGAGGTAAGAGAGTCTCCTATAGCTTGCCCTAGTTGTCCAATTTCTGTAGCATTTACTTTAGCTACTTCTGCTTTTTCTTCTGCTAACTCTATTTCTCTTATTGCTTCTACTACTCTGTTTGCATGTTCTACTTTTTCTGTTTGATTCATTAATGCCCTGTTTTCATTGTATATTTTTTGTAAATTATTTCTTTTTTCTTGTAAGTTTAATTCGGCGGAGTCAGAGGTTCTTTGTAGCCCCGTTTGTGATGCTAAAGCTCCGGACTGCCTGGAAGTGCCTATAGTGTCTAGCCCTATCAAGTGTCGATTTTGCGCAATTTCTTGAGTTTTTT